GAACCGGAAAAGCTGTGAAGGGTGCGTCTATCATAGAGCACTGGCAACCCACGGATATGGATTCGTTAAATACTGTAATTATCTTCTGGACACCGGTAAGCCTAGAGGCTGTCCGCCGGAGAAGTGCGACAAGAAAGCAATAAATAAGCATAAAGGAATTAAATAATTATGGAAGATTTTATAAGCGCTCTTGGTGCTACTGCAGAAGCAACCGCTTTATTTTATTTGCAGTTAGTAAAACACGGTATACCACCAGAACAAGCTGCATCATTAACCGCAATGATAATTTCAAATTTTATAGGAGGTAATAACACTGGCAGAGAATAAAAAAAGCGAATTAACCAATCAAATCGTTAAACAAAAACGCCATTGGGTTCCTAACCCACAAAAAAATTTTGGGGAAGAAAACGTCCAACCTGGTGACAATGCTCGTTATTTGCGCCATGCACTTGTATCGTGGGACTTGCCCCCTATTGATATTTCAGACCCGAAACAAGTTGAAAAACGGATCCAAGAATATTTTAACTACTGCATTGACAATGATAGAAAGCCAAATATGATTGGCATGGCTAATTGGTTGGGAGTACATAGAGATACTGTCCATCAATGGAAGACAGGTGCAACACGCAGTAATACACATTACGACTTGATTAAAAAAGCCATCGATATTTTAGAGGAACTGTGGGTTGACTATATGCAAAATGGGAAGATCAATCCCGCTTCTGGTATCTTCCTTGGAAAGAATATGTTTGGATACAAAGACCAGCAGGATTTAGTTGTAACGCCCAACAATCCATTAGGGGAAGAACCTGATCCGGATAAGCTGGTGGAACAGTATCAAAAAGCCCTGCCACCGGAAGATTAACGACTATAAACTAGCGACTATCAGATGGTATGACTATGACGGAGGTAACGACTATGGTTAACGACTTTCAAACGAGCGGCTATCAAACGACTATGGAGCAAAAATCAATCAACGACTATCGACTTTGCCCGCTTCATAATATGAGTTGCAACGAATATTCCTGCGCATGGTATGACCGCAGAAATGAATGTTGCGCCATTATCACCCTTTCCCGCTTCAAATAAAAAATTCCCGGCTTTCTCTGTTTGGAGTTGGCCGGGTTTTTGTTTGTGCGGCGTTTTAAGGCGGTTTTTGTGTTAAGATAGAAAATTATTAAAACCGTATAAAATCGTCTGTATCGGGCTTGTAGCGAAAAATAGAGGTATATATAACTAAATCAATATCTTTGTTTTGCTTTCAGAGGCTTTTTAAGGCCATGAAGCAGTAAAACGATACTTTTCTTTATGGACAATAAAAAACGCCTTATTCGGCCTTGTAGGGCTAAATAAAGCGAAATAAAAAACCGCCTGGAAAATCAAGCGGTTATCAAATAATTTTAATATGGCTTTTATTTTTCTTTGCCTTGTGATATAATAAAGGCGACATGTGGCAGGCCATGCCGCCCTTGTTTGTTTTAGGCTCCCTGTGCTGTGGTAGGCTCCGGGGAGCCTATTTTATTTTGTTTTGGCATCTCGTACAATCTGCGCCGCTTCCTGCGGTGTTTTAGCTTGCGCTTCAATTAGTTTGGCTATGGTTTCCAACATTGTGTTTAATTGGTCGTTTGTCATGCCTTCTTGCATTTCCTTTCTACCTCCTGCCTGGTGTGTATTCAGCTTGGTTTCCTTTGCTGTGATTATATGATATCACTGATGTTCAATAATGTCAATAAGTAATTTAAACTTTTATGAGTTTATTTTTCTGTAGTTTATTGAACTCAATATATAGTATAAAATTCAATATAATCACAAAATATAGAGGTATGAGATACGAGATACCGGTGGGGGAATAGGGGTATAAAGATAATTTCAGGTTAGCTCCAAGCTGACAGCACAAACAAAAAAGGCTGAAATAGTCCAATAAAGTATATTGACAAGTCTAATATAATATGTTAAACTAAACATAACAGGAGGCGAATAAAATGAGAGTAGGATATATCCGGGTAAGCACTACCCATCAGAACACAGACAGACAAGAGGACAGTCTGGAACAGATGAATGTTGAGAAACTGTTTATTGAGAAAGCAAGCGGTAAGGATAGACGGAGACCACAGCTAAAAGCGATGATGGATTTCGTGCAGGCTGGTGATACAGTTGTTGTGCATGAATTGTCAAGAATGGCTCGTTCTGTTGTTGACCTGTATGATATTGCAAAGGAACTGAACGATAAGGACGTGAGTCTTGAAAGTTTGAAAGAGGATATTGATCTTACATCGGCAACAGGAAAATTGACATTTGGAATCATGGCAGTTATGGCTCAGTTTGAACGAGATTTACTTTTGGAACGGCAAAAGGAAGGAATTGCAGCAGCAAAAGCGAGAGGAAAGCGATGGGGCCGGGAGAACATTTATGGTACTGATGAACGTTTGGTGCATGAAGTGTTTTCAAAGTACTATGCAAAAAAAATTTCATTTGATGAAGCGTCAAAAAAACTCGAAATGAAAAAAAGTACTTTTTACTATCGGTACAACAAGTGGATTAAAGAACAAGTTGAGGCCGGAATTTTGAAGGAGGAAGATCGATGAGCGAAAAGGTTTTTAACCATGCGCTACTTAATTTTCTGAATCAAATGATAGTAAAAGATGGTGAAGCCCATATTGACTCTGTTTTTAGATTTGAGCAGAACCCAGAAGGATTACCCGCTTTTTTGCAAATGGCGAAGAAACATAATTGCACGGTAATTTTCGAAAACGAGGGATATACATTCAAGCCCAAAAGCGAGAATAATGTAAGCGATACCGCCATGATTTCCGGGTTGATGATCTACATGAACATGGGAAAGACACTGTTCGGGAAAAGAATTAATTATTTGATGAACCTAATCACAAACGAAAATTGGGTCAAAGGGCAACACGAGCCGATTTTAAAAGAGAATGACGAATAAGCAGTATTTAAATTTATGTGCAACAGATGGGAACAAACCATTTTTATCATTGCATTTATAAGTGTTGCGCAGTATATTAGGCATAAGGAGGGGACTTTATGGATACTGTACTAGGGCTGTTATCTATTCTGTGCGTAATAGCGGCTGTTGTTTTATTTATTCTGTTTATTGTCCGGTGGATCCGAAAAAAACGCAAATTGTGGTTTGGGCTCTCCTCCCTATTTTGTTTAATAGGCGCCGTAATTCTTGCCGTGGTTGGTTCGCAGCTCTGGCTGCACAATATGACTCCGGAAGAAAGGGCGGCATACGAGCAAAGATTAGAACAGGAAGCGGAAGAACGACGGCTTGCTGAAGAAGCAGCGGCGTCTCAGCAGGCAAAAGCTGAGAGTGAAGCTGCGGAATCCCAAAGATTAAAAGAAGAAAGCGAGGCCGCAGAATCTTCCAGGTTAGCCGCAGAATCCTCTCGGCTGGCTTCAGAGGCGACAGAGTCCCAGAGGCTAAAAGAGGAAAGCGAGGCCACAGCCTCCTCCGCGCGCGTAGCATCCGAAAAAGCCGCAAGTGAAGCCGCAGAATCGGCCGCACGCTTGGAAGAAGAAAAAAGATTGTCTGTTACTTTCGATGAAATTTATTACGCGTATGAACAAAACGAACTGCGAGCTGATGATATTTATAAAAATAACCGGTATCGAATTACTGCAAAAATAAATGGAATGACAACCGGCGGTATCCTTAATTTAACCGGAGGCGCAACCCTAACAATGGAAACCAGGATTGATAATACCATTGTTTTCTTTTACGCCGAATTTGAAAGAGATCAAGAGGAAGCACTTAAAACCGTTAATGTGGGTGACACCATTACATTTGACGGGACTTGTATAAGTGCTGGTAATTGGGAAGACTGTGAGTTGATACTTGAATAGATACTTCAGCGCCCTTGCAACGTGTGGGGCGCTGTTTTTTTATCTAATTTGAACCATATATAGAATTATGGTATAATATAACACAATATATAGTGTCGTGAGGTGATACACTGACTTACAGAGAAACCCTTTTCGCAATCCAAAAAGCAATTGAAAAGGAACCGGATCATTTACAGGTTTACCGGGACTATTTTGATTTAACCAGGGCTATCTATGAGCAGAACAAAACGGCAAAAAGTGAGTGCCTATGGCTGCGGAAAGAGACCGCCAAAAAAATCCGCGAGGGCAAAAAAGGCGTTTCAGAATTTTTCGAACTGAACAAAAAGACCTATCTTCTTTTAGCTCCTGATGATTTTGACAGCTATCTCATTTATCTGGAGTGGAACCGGAAGCCGGAGGAGCGGTTCTACCTCCCCCGCCGTCGGATTATGAGGCAGGTCGCCAATGCGCTCCAACAGCTGGTGGACGATAAACTGGACGAGCTGTTTTTGTCAATGCCTCCCAGAGTGGGAAAAACTAGTATGCTGATGTTTTTCATGACCTGGCTGGTGGGACGGGATTCTGAACGCTCTAACTTGTATTCCGCTTATTCAGATGTGATTACATCCGCGTTTTACAGCGGTTGTTTAGAGGTCATCAACGACCCGGTCACGTATTTATGGCACGACGTATTTCCGGCGGCAAAAATCGCGAGCACCAACAGTAAAGACGAAACCTTTAATTTAGACCGAAAAAAGAGATACCCCTCCCTCACCTGCCGTTCCCTGTACGGAACGCTAAACGGAGCCTGTGACTGTAATGGAATTCTGGTATCGGACGACCTAATCGGCGGCATTGAGGAGGCTTTAAACAAAGACCGGCTTATCGCCGCCTGGAGCAAGGTGGACAACAATCTCCTGCCCAGAGCGAAGGAAACCGCTAAGGTCCTTTGGTGCGGCACCCGGTGGTCCATGATTGACCCGGCGGGCGTTCGCATGGATCTGCTTCAAAACGATCCAAAATTCAAAAGCCGGAGATACGAGATCATCAACCTTCCCGCGTTAGACGAAAACGAGCACAGTAATTTCAGCTACGATTACGGAGTTGGTTTTTCAGACGATTACTATTACCAGCGGAGAGCCTCTTTCGAACGGAACAACGATACGGCCTCCTGGCTGGCGCAGTATATGGGGGAGCCGATCGAGCGGGCGGGCGCGCTGTTCGAGCCCCAGGACATGCGGTATTACAACGGGACGCTTCCGGAGGAGCCTCCTGTCCGCGTCTTTATGGCTGTAGACCCCGCGTTCGGAGGCGGAGATTTTACCAGCGCCCCGGTCTGCTTCCAATATGCAGACGGCAGCGTTTATGTGGCTGATGTAGTTTTTAATAACGGAGAGAAAAACATCACGCAGCCGCTGATCGTGAGCAAAATCCGGGAACACGGCGTCCAGGCTGCCCAGTTTGAGGTTAATAAAAGCACGGCCAGCTATAAGGAAGGCGTGGAAGCCCTATTAAAACAAGCGGGCTGCCGTCTTAACATCACCAGCAAGGCGGCGCCGAACAACGTGGCGAAGGAGGTTCGGATTTTCGACAAGGCCCCGGAGATCAGGGAGTTTTATTTTTTGGAGGACGGAAAGCGCTCTAAGGAGTACACGAAGTTCATGCAGAACGTTTTCAGCTTCAAAATGACGGGAAAAAACAAGCATGACGACAGCGTGGACAGCCTGGCGATGGCAGTGGATATGCTTCGCAGCGTAAGCGCTAAAATCAATGTGCTGAAAAGGCCGTTTTAGCACAATATCTAGTGTTTTAGGTTGACATAAAGCAATATATTGTATATAATAAAAGTAAGATATCAGGTTATTTCGCCGCGGAAGATTTTTCTCCGCGGTACATGCCGCAGAGTGGAGCAGGCGGAAGCTCGGCGGTCTCAGTAGCCGCAGGTCATCGGTTCGAATCCGGTCTCTGCAACCAAAAAACGGGGGTTGAGAAACTGCTTCGAGAACTCACGGAAAAGGAAATCGGTTTGATTCAAAAGGTGGTCAACCGGGGCTCTATCGCGGAAGTGAAGGTGGAAAACGGCCGGATTGTCGTGATAGAGATCAAACGAAAGAAAATTACATAGCGCGCCGTCGCAACGGTGACGGAACAGCGGGCCATAGGGTCGCAGACAGATTGTATTCTGTTTGCGGCCTTTTTTGTTTGTGGAGAGAAGGTGAAAACTGGCTTTATTTGGACGCAGAAAGATTTATACCACCATTACGGACATCAGCCGTGAAAATCTGATCCCTATTTTAAACGAGGTCCTTTCCGTACATGTAGAAAACATGATGGAAATGGATTATCTGTATTGGTACCGCCGGGGGGACCAGCCGGTTTTAAGCAGAACCAAAACGGTAAGGCCGGAAATCAACAATAAGGTCGTGGAGAACCACGCCTCTGAAATTGTGGCGTTCAAAAACGGTTATTTCCTAACCCAGCCTGCCTTTTACATCAGCCGGAAAGAGGATCCGAGCATCACGGAAAAGGTAAAGCGGCTGAACGAGTATTTGTATTTAAGCGGGAAACAGCAGGCCGACAATCTGGTAACGGATTGGTTCCATACCGTAGGCGTAGGGATCATTTACGTTACCCCATACAAAGATCCGGAATGTCCAATCCGCGCTTACGCCCTGGATCCTCGTTCCTCTTTTGTGGTCTACAGCCGTGATCCCGGAAACGAGCCTGTCATGGGAGTAAATGCCGTGATTTCCACTGGGGAAACGCCGCGGGTTATTTTCGACGTTTTTACCAGGGAAAAATATTTCCGTGTTTCCGGAGATGTGACCGAAGAAGTCGTAACCGGTACACCGGTTGCCGGCACAGCCATTGAAGTTCTTTCGGATGCCGACAACGTGCTTCATGAAATCCCCATTATTGAATACCAGTACGAAAACAACAGAATGGGCTCCTTTGAAGCCGTTATTCCCCTGCTGGACGAGATCAATAATATCCAGTCAAACCGCGTGGACGGCGTCGAGCAGTTTGTGCAGTCGCTGATGATTTTCTATAACTGCCAGCTGGGAGATGACGAAAACGGAAACCAGGTCACCCCGGCGTATATCCGCCAGGCGGGAGCGGTTTTCCTGAAATCCGTAGGCCAGGACAAAGCGGATTT